TGTTGCTGTTGTGCTTCAGCCTGCTTCTTCTGTGAAAGCTGTTGTGCAGCTGCTGCTGCAAGGCGTGAAACCTGAAGCTCGATGTCTTCGCTCATTTCAGCATCTGGTGGTGGTAGGGCCACACCAGCTTGTTCTTCGATCTGTTTGCGATAGGAGAACGCTAGATGCTCTTGCATGTGTGCCTGCATAGCAGCCATAACTGTCTGGCCTTGTGGGTTCTGCCCAATCATCGCAGCTACCTGCGGGTCTTGCATCATCCCCATATGCACAGCAATATGAGCTTCGTGGTCTTGGTAGATAAATGCCTTGACTGGCTTACCGTTGATGACGTCCATATTTTCAGAGATAGGGTCACGCGGCTTCATGTCATCGCCGTCCTTAAGTGGGACAAGCTTCTCGGCGTTCGTAATACCTAGTACGTCAAGCATCTGGCGGTGCAGATAAGGCATGTCGTAAATCTGCGGAGCAGTCTGAGCCAACTGGAGAACTGCTTGATACTGCACGATCTTCTGCGCCATTGTAGCAGCGTTAGGGTCAGATACAGGTATAACAGCGACCATGTCGTAGTCGGCTTGCTTAGCCTTACGGCTACCTTCCACTGGGTCGTAACTATACGCTACTGGCGTATAATCGCGGATGATACCCTTAAGAAGCCGGAACTCTTGCTTCATCGAATAATGGACGCGTGCTTGGATAGCAGACATGGACTTAAGCGTGCGCTCAAGAATAGCCAGCGTGGTGCCGACAGGAGCCTGCCCAGACATATCGCTGATCTTCATATCAGCAGCGCCAGCGAAGCGACGGCCTTCTTCTACGATGGTTCCGAGGAGGCTGTAGAGGACTTGGCTTGGCTCTTTGTAGGGTAACGGCATGATATTATCACGCATCGTACCAGAAGCCACGTCGACGTCACGCCATTCAGCAGGTGCGATAGGCGTATCATCACCTTTTACTCGAAGACCTTTAGTTTTAAACCCACCCGGTAGATTTGATAGAGTACCAGCATCGACAAGCTGACGAATAAGACTGGTACCAGACTTAGCAAAAGCACCAATAAGATGGATAAGACCAAAAGCGTAGAAGCCAAAACCCGGAACATATGGGTAATGTACGAAATGCTGGCGTTTAAGTTTCTTTTTATCATCGGGGTCCCAATTCCGGCGGATAGACAGAACCGTCTGCGTGCCTTTTTCAATGGTTACAATATAAGGAAGAGCGATGCCTTCGTCTTCCTCGTCGCGGAAATTGTCGTCTTCAAGCTCAAGCTCGACCTGCATCTCAAGCAGCTTGTACCGGTCATCTGTTGACGCACGGAAGCCCATGCGCTCAGCAATAGCTGTCTCGACTTCGTCAAGGCTATCTACAGGGTCTTCAAGCTCGATATCACGGTAGAACCCTGCGGCCTGCAACTTCTTGACCTCATTGGGTGTTTTCCGCATCACATGGGTGACGCGTCCAGCGACTTCCAAACTAGACGCGCCATAGGGTACGACAACGTCCTCAGATGGCACGTACATCGCGGTCTGACGACCGAGTGACGGATCGTAATAGACCTTCTTGAACGCATTTCCTGAGAGGCCCAACCCCCACAGCATACGCTCATGCTCAGGCCGATATTCGATCATCACATCGGTCAACTGGTAATTCATATCCGCTTCGACGCGTTCAGCGGCTTCTTTCTTCGCTGGCGTCTCTTTACCTATAATCTCCGTCCGCACAGGCCCACGGGCCGGGAACGTCTCCATCATGGTCTCAGCTTGAAATTTGACGAGAGCCTCCGAGAGGAGGGGGTGATATACACCGCACGCACCGGGCCAAGGTTCAGTCCGGTCATCAACCTTCATACCAAGTAACTCAAGACCATCTACATAAGTCTGCATCCAGTCTTTACGACTAGAAATGTCATCGTCAAACTCACCTAATAAGTCACCGGCAAGCTCTGTAAGAGCGCCTTCGTCCATGTCTTCGGCAAGGTTTTCAGAGAACTCATCGTCCTCTTCCTCTTCTTCGACCTCTACGTCACCTTCTTCTAGGTCTTCTATTACGATTTCAATATCAAGACCTTCATCCGTATCCGGTGAGTCTAAATCTAAACCTATAGGTGCTTGGTTAAGCGACTTGTCGATGTCCATTAGTAATACCCCTGATTGCGATTACGCTTGAAATACTTGATTTCGTCCGGTTCGTCTAGGTTGGTTGTAATATATCCGCCCCTACGGAAACGGTGCAAAGCCATAGATACAGTATCGACATAGTCATCATGAGTACCGGCAGGAAATTCAGCTACTTCGTCAATCACCTCTTCTGCCCACCGAGAGGCAGGTGCCCATACCCGTCCAGACGCAAAAAGGTCGCTCACAGCGTTCAAACGGGAGATTTTGTCGTTGCCCCGTGTAGGTGTAAACTCTTGTACCGGTATCCCCATGGCTCTCATCTCGTAGATCAAAGGCGCACCGGAAGCCTTCTTTTCTATGATGACGCTGTCTGGTTCCCAATCTCTGTACTCCTCGATGGCGCACCGCTTCAGTTCAGGGAACTCCATGCGGTCACGGAAAGCATTTAGCAGGATAATGTTAGCTTGTTCGTTACCAGCGTCATCAGCCTGATAAAATACACCCCATGTGGTACATGCCGAATAGTCGGCACGCTGCGTCTTCTCGAAAGCCGTATCCCATGATTGAAGAATGAAGTCGCACTTGGGTGGTGTGTCGCTATCCCAATCCATCCACCACTCACGTTTGACAATAGCGGCGCTTTCCGAAATCGGATTCTGCTGATACTGCGCCATCCACTTACTGTTAGGGACGTCGCGCTTAACTTTCTCAAGTTCTTCCAACTCCCAGAACTCAGGCCATAGCGGCTTATCGGAAGGCAGAATAGCAGGGAACTCGATGACTTCCCACTCATCCATGCTGTCGTTGGCCAGAGCATCCTTGAGGATTTGCCCAGTCAGGTCTCTTTTAGACCAACGTGTCATCACAATGACGATGGACCCACCCGGCTGGAGACGCTGGCGTGGACCAGAGGTATACCACTCGTAGGTCTTGTCGTAGATGTCAGGGTTTGTTTCTGCGATAGCAGCTTCCTGCTCGGAGTGCGGATCGTCAATTATGAGGACGTCAGCCCCCTTACCCGTCACGGCACCACCGATCCCGATAGCGAAGTAATCACCCCCCTTCGAAGTATTCCAGCGGCCAGCAGCTTTACTGTCGGACGCGAGGCTTAGGTCTGGGAATATGTTATGATATACTTCTGTGTCTACGAGGTTACGAACTTTACGCCCAAAGCCTACCGCTAGCTCTGCCGTATGGGAACATTGGATAATTTTTTTACCGGGGTACTTTCCGAGGAACCATGCAGGGAGCAGGTAAGACGCGAACTCCGACTTTGTGTGTCGCGGTGGCATATTAATAATGAGCCGTTTGCACTCTCCACGAGCAACGCGTTCGAAGGCATCTGCCATCTTGGCATGGTGTCGTCCCCCTACAAATGTCGGCCAAACCTCCCTGACAAACCCAAGGAACTTATCTTGCGCGACTTTCTTGGTTTTTAACTCTTGTAGCTTCTCAAGCTCGGCAAGAATCTTCTCCTGCTCGTGTATGGGCAGCAACGGTAGGATTTTAGGCAGATCAGCTAAGCTAATCTCGTCATTAAGCTTCAAATTAGGACGACCGGGCATACCCATCAGGCTTCGTCACCCCAGTCTTCTTCACCATCTTCGGAGTCGGATGGGTCTTCGGGGGCTATAATACGCTCGTAGATGCCTAATTCTTCATCAAGGTCCATGCCAGTTGGGGTCATATCTATAACGTCAGCGTTTAGTAACCGTTTGATACGCTCCTTGATGGCACTCTCAAGCGCTTCGGGGCTGTTATAGTTGATGGTAAGCTCGCTACGCTCCTTAAACAACGCAATATCACTGTGCTTACCTAATAGCTCTAATGCCTTTAGCTCAAACTTAGTCTCACCACAGTTGGCGATCTCAAGAAGCTTGTTAGTTAACGCAGCGCGTACTTCGGTGATATCATGTGCTAGGTTATGCCCATAGGTCTTGATGAACGCTGACGCCGCTAGGGCCGTCGAGTAGTTCTTGAGTGGGGCTACCTTCTGCTGTTTTACCACAGCATCAATCAGGGACTTTTCTTGCTGGAGCGTAGACAGGTCTACTTCCAAGGGAGCGCCAAGGGACTCTAACAGTTCTGCCGTGTTCGCCGCAACCAGTACTTCATCCATAAAGGTGTCAAGCTGGTCAGGCTCTGTGCTGAACGGGACCGGGTGGTCCGTAGTGGGTTCTATTTTTACTAGTGCCATAGTGCGCAGCGTCCGGTTTGAGGGAGCAGACGCATCTTATAGCTGCGATAGCAGGGGTAAGTAAAGAGCTATTAATCTTTGTGTGTTAAGCCACTACGCTCGTAGGTCTTCTTACGGTGGCAGTTAGCGCAGCGCACCTCACACTTGGCTATCTCATCTTTTAGCTTCTTGATCCCGACACCGTTACGGGCAGCATCCGAGATATTGAAATGTTTGGTTCCGGCCTCGCCTACATGATCGAACTCAAGCACGATGGTGTTAGTCTCCCCGCAGTCTACGCAGGGGTTAGTCTTTAGG